GGTTGCTGCATCGGCGGTTGCTGCATCGGCGGTTGCTGCATCGGCGGTTGCTGCACGGTCGTGTCGATCATAGCCCCTTGCGGGAGTACGCCGGTTGTACCACCGAACGCATCCGCAGCGGAGGGGCCGCCGCCCGTCTGTATCTCGATACCCGCACGAAACAGAGAGACTAACTCGGGTGTCATATACAGTCCCGGCGAGTCTGACGACCCGTTGCCTTTTAGCGAGAGGAGCACGCGGACGTAGTCGCCGGTTTTGATCTCTTCCTTACGCTGTATTATCTCGTGCTCAGCAAAGCGCCCTTCGTGATAGCAGCGCACCGCTAAGTCAGTAGACGGGTGTAGCACCCAGTGCCCCGGCCACCCCTCGCGCTGATTAGGCACTTTACCTTTTTTGTTCGGCAGCGAGCTATCACCGTCCGCTATTTTCCAGGAGTAGCTCAAATTGTTTGTCTCGCCGTTCGGGTGCGCGGCGACGCCGAGCGCGTGGATGGCCCGCCCCCACTCCGTCTGACTCCAATGCGTCTCGCCCTGCTTGGGGATCGCTAGCGCGAAATACGAGCTTAGACGGGGCTCGCCGTTGCGATTTAGTTTTTGCTGCTGTGTACGCTCATCTATCACGGGTGTGCGTGCCATCGGGTGTCCGTTGACGATGCGGCCCACGGGTGTCATTACCTCTGCTGTCATTTGAAAAATACCTCTGTCAGTTTAGTTGCTGCGAATGGGACGAGTTTTAACGCCCCCGGTTTTTTGGTGCTAAATGCTGAGATTGTTTCGGGGTGCGCGCCGGCGTCTAGCGCCTGTTTTGGCGTGCACGCGCCCCCCCGGCGTAGGTCGAGCCCCATCATCGCGCCAGTAGTTATTACAGTTTCGTCATCCTCGACCCACACTGTTGACCCGCGCCCCGGTTGCAGTTGCCAGCCCGGCAACGAGGGACCTGTGGCGATGTGCGCGATTGCCTGCCCCTCCAACCCCTCCAACCGCGCTTTAGCCAGTGCGACGGCTTGGCGCATGATAGACAGCTCTAGCCCTAACGCCGCTGGACTCAGCGCCACGTTAACAGGTGAGGCGACATACTCGGCGATAGCGTAGCCAGTGCGTTGTATCGTCTCGCACACGTGACGCCCCGAGCAGTGCTTGCACTCAGGACCGGTGCTAAAACTCGGGTTGTCCCCCAGCGCCTCAACCTCAACGGCGGACATTATATTAGAGTAGGCGCGTAGATCGGTAGCACGCAGGCGCCATTCACGCGCCGGCCCGTCGGGGTGGTACGCCCGGGGCTGTACTATGGTCAAGCAAAGCGTTAGCGTCTGCTCGTCCGCGCCCGTGCTGATCAGCCAGTCTATCAACGCAACGGCGTATATGATCAGCTGCCAGTTGTTCTCCGGCTCGACTAACACCCTCCCGAATTTGTAATCCCATATGTACAAACGGTTGTGCTTCGCATCGTAGATAAACTGATCCAACGTACCCCAGCTCAGTTCGTGGATGCGTGCCGCGTGCACTCGGCGTTCGGTGCCAAAGTGCTCCCCGCCGAATACGCCCGTGAGCCTCGCCACGCGCTGTACGTCCTCGGCGTACATCAACGCCCCGTCGTAGCTCTCGCGTGTCCACTCCACATCGTTCGCGGCCAGCTGGCCTACCGTGTCGGTGGGGGTGGGCATGTTGATACCGCCGCGCACCAGTGCGTCTATCATCATCTCGGCTAGCTCATGGGAGGCGGTGCCCTCGCGTGCCTCCTCGCGCTCTTCGGTTTCAGGGTGCGCCGCCTCTAACCTGCACGACCCGCGGCACTGTACCCGCCGCGACGCGCGCGACGGGGCTAGAATACTGTGCGCGCCGCTCACTGCTGGCCGGCCTTGTCGACTATCGCGGCCCAGATCGTCGGTATCAAGTCGGGGCGCTGCGTGATGGCTTGTAAAGACGGCACGCCGTGGGCGGCCGCTACGGCTGTTATCGCTACGTCTGACAACACGTTGTCTTTGTGGAGCTGCGAGGCGGCGCGGTAAAAGTCCGGCACGCTAACGGGGGGCGTGGGCATTACGTAGCCCGCTGGCACACCACCTGCGGCCGACGGAGGGTTAACTACCGGCGGCGCCACCTGCGCCGCCGGCGTGGCGTCCGGCACGGGTAGTGCCATTAGCGCGGTATTCTCGGCGCGCACTTGATCGACGAGCGCGGGGTCTACCTTTGGCTTCAGACGCCAGGTGCCCGCCGCTACCTTCGCACGGCTCCCCACGTGAATGCGCACATCCCATGGCTGTCCGTCTGCATCGGTAACTACCGCGCCCGTTTGGGTGGGTGGCGCGGCTACCGCGGCGGCTAGTAGCTGCGGCGCGGTAGCTGCACCGTCGTGGGCGCCTGGGCCGGCCGGGCTTAGCTCCGCTGCGCTGGTGGTCGGCGCTTCCGCCGCCTTTGCTGCCTCGGCATATTCCTCGGGGCCGGCCGTGGTCTGCCGCCACTCGGCATAATCCTCGGGGTAATCCTCGCCCGCCCACGCTTTCGTAACCCCCGGCACGTCAACGGGCTCTTCGCCGACCAACGTAGCGGGGGCGTTGTCCGCAACCCCTGGCGCGGTGTATGGGGTGGGGGATACCGCGGGGGTAGCCAGCACGCGCCGCGCCTCGGCGGTCGTTGCGCCGGCTTGCAGCATGCTCGCGGCGACGGCGAGGCCGTCCGCGTCGTCTAAGTTTATATCAAATGCAAATGATCCAGCCATGTCTTTTATCCTCGTGTGTAGTAGTTGACGTGAGAGATAATAGACGCTAATATCGGACGCGTCAACTATTTATTTCACACGAGGTGCACACATGGAACCCTACTTATTAATAGCGGATCAACTCGACGGGCTCGCCACGATGCACGAGGCGGGGATTCGGCCCGCGGAGGGCGGCGTAACGCTACAGGCGGGCCTGTCGGCCATATCATTCCGGCGCCCAATGACGCCCGGCGAGATGCGCGCACGCGCAGACAAGCTGCGTAAACAGTGGGCCAAGCGGTACCGGGGCGCGCCGCGCATATCAGGGCGGATACCCACGCACCGGCCGAAGGGGTCGCACGCGGTGGCAGCGTGCCATAGGTTTCTGCTCGACGGTGGCGAGGTGGGCGCGTATCACCTAGCCGTACTGTTAGGCGTGGTCCGCGCGATGTACCCCACGAGCGGGGCGTACCATGCCGACCTATAGATATTATCAAGCCGACGCGGCGGCGGCGGTACAGGAGGCGTGGGCGGCGGGGCGTGATAATGTGCTCGCGGTGCTGCCTACTGGGGCGGGTAAAACGGTTCTGTTTGCGGGTATCCTCGCGGATTTCGGCGCGCCCTCGGTAGCCATCGCGCACCGCCAGGAGTTGGTGGGTCAGATATCCGCCGCTCTCAACCGGGCACAAGTGCGTCACCGCATCATAGCGCCCCCTGCAACCGTCCGGAGAATATGCGCGGCGCACCGCACCGACACAGGTGTATCACACTATGACCCCAACGCACCGTGTGCGGTGGCGGGTGTCGACACGATACTTAATAAGAGCGTTGAGCTGAATATGTGGCTGTCCCGTGTGCGACTGTGGGTCGTAGACGAGGCGCACCACCTGCTTAAAACCAATAAGTGGGGCAAGGCCGTCGCGATGTTCGCGAACGCTAAAGGGCTGGGCGTGACTGCTACGCCGATACGGGCGTCGGGGGAGGGGCTAGGCTCGCACGCGCAGGGTCTGTTTGATACGATGGTCGAGGGGCCGACTATGCGCGAGATGATCGACGACGGGTGGCTGACTGATTACCGCATATTTGCCCCGCAGTCCGATATCGAGCTCGCAGAAGTGGCGATTAGTAAAGCGTCGGGCGACTTTAGCCCCTCGCAGCTTAAAAAAGCGGTGCGTAAATCACATATCATAGGGGACGTGGTCGACCACTACCGGCGCATAGCGCCCGGTAAGTTGGCGGTCGTGTTCGCCTCCGACGTTGAGACCGCCTCCGACATGTCGGGCGCGTTCAATGCGGCGGGCGTCGTCGCGGAAGTGGTAAGCGCTAAGACACCGGACAACGTACGCGCGGAGATTATGCGGCGCTATGCACGCCGTGATATCACCGTGCTGGTTAACGTCGATCTGTTCGGCGAGGGGTTCGACCTGCCCGCTATCGAGGTCGTTATCATGGCACGCCCTACTCAATCATTCGCGCTGTTCTGCCAGCAATTCGGGCGGGCGTTGCGGCTCATGTTGGCGCAAGGTGTGCAGCCCCCGCAGGGCCGAGACGATAGCCCCGCACGGCGCGCAATGATTGCAGCATCCAGCAAACCCCGCGCGATCATTATCGACCACGTGGGTAACGTCGTACGCCACGGCCTGCCCGACGCGGGGAGGGTGTGGACGTTGGACGCCGCGGAGAAGCGCAGCCGAGCAGCCCCGGACGATGTGGAGACGCTGACCGCGTGCCTGAATGTGTTGTGTATGCACGTGTATGAGCGCGTGCTGCCCGCTTGTCCGTTCTGCGGCTCGAAGCCTGCCTACGCGTCACGCTCCGCGCCGGAGTTTGTCGACGGCGATCTGACCGAGCTAGACCCGGACATGCTGGCACAAATGAGAGGGGAGGTGGCGCGCGTGGACCTCGACGCGGAAGCGTACCGGGCTTCGCTGCTCGCTAAGCACGCGCCGGCTATCGGCATCGGTATGCTCGTACGCAAGCACGGGGAGCGACAAGAAGCCCAGGCGGAGTTACGGGACGGCATGGCATGGTGGGCGGCGTACCATCGCGACGCGGGGCGGGGCGACGCTGAGACCTATCGACGGTTTTACCGAGAGTTTAAAATTGACGCACTAGCCGCGCAGGCGCTCGGCGCTAAGGACGCCGGCACGCTGGCTGGACGCATCTGGGACTCAATCGAAAATAATAGTTGACGCGTGCGATAGTTAATACTAAGCTATCTACAACATTAACGAGATGAGAGGGTAAAAGGTATGGCAATCGACGCGATAGAGAACAACACCCGCGTGCTTCTGCCTTGCGGCCGCGAGGGTAGGACACGCGTTACGCGACGTGAGCGGAAACTGATAGCCGAGGGCTGCGAGTTCGACATCGACGTGCTTTGCAGCGATGGCTTAGTTAGGCGCTACCGGCTCGCGGAGATATCGGAGGTGGTAGCCCAAAACGCGCTCAGGACTGGGCGCGGCTACAGCTACGACGTGCCCGCATGGGTGACCGAGGAGGCTGAACAAATGCGCCAAGACTTTAACGACGCGATAGACTTCGCGATTCTGGACGACGAACCGGCGGCGTTTCTTACCGCTTGGCGCGAGGGGGATTGGGAGGGGCTGCGCAAAGAGTGGCCCGAATTTGAGATTAGCGAGGTGCTAGACAATGCCAGTGAAAATTAAGATAGGTCGGTACGATTACAGGATTACCCGCGCTGATCGGTTTATGGATATGGGGGACGCCGTGCGGCTGATCTCGTCGGGCGAGAAGATCAGCCCGTTCCTACCCACCGGCGCGCTACGCACCCTCGAAGACCGCTTCGAGCGAGTAAACGTACAGTGGGGCGCGACAACCTGCGTTTATAGCTACGACATACCCGACTGATGTGTGACGCGCGGAGGGAGGGGGACGAAATGCAGTGCGCAAAGTGTGGGCTGGCGTGGGACGTAAAAGACCCCGACCCGCCCGCGTGCCGCACGGTGTACGATGTTGAAATTAATAAAATTAGAGAGGGCTTAAAAGATGGACGAAGTAATGGAAAGTTTAGTACAGCTGAGCAGCCGGGTACACGCCCAGATGGACGGGGTACCTGTGCAGTCGGTGTTATGGCGCCGCCTGGACGCGGTGTCTAACATGTTGGCGGCCGCGAGCAGTGCCGCGAGGGGCGAGCGCTTGGTCCGTACGACGCGCACCGCCCGCGACGTTATGCAGGCTGGGGTCGTACTGCACACAAGGGGTAACTGGTCGTTGCACCACTTCCCGACGGGGCGTGACTACGTTGTAGAAGAGGCCGTCAACGGCCATGAGGTTGAGCGCACGCATTTTAAGGACGTGGGGCGTGCTTTGGACTTCTATGAGAAAGGGGCGGAATTGTGACGCCCCGCGAGTTTGGCGTACTGGGGTGCTTGGCGGGGGCCGTAGTAGGGGCGGGCGTGATCCTGTTTTACGTGGCCCGCTTGGTGGTAGGGCTATGAGCCGCCCATGGTATGGGACGCGGCGCGTAACGGACTGGGCGGCGTTTGCGCTGGCCATGGTGGCGTGCGCCGCGCTCGCATGGGTCGTGGTCTGGTCGGTGCTCTCCGCGCTAGATGAGGGGCACTGTTTGGCGCACGACGCGGAGTATGTGACCACAAGTAAAATAACGATGGTTGGCTATTGTCGCGTGGATGGCGTGGTGGTGGCTGCCGAGGGGGTGGGTCGATGAAAGATGGAACGAGAACATGGGTTAGACACCAGCTAAAGCTTAAAGGCTATTCGCTGGCGGGCTTGGCGCGTGAGGTGGGGTTGAGCCGCCACGCGCCCAAGCTGGCACTAAATAAGCCCTACCCGCGGATGGAACGCCTCATTGCGGGGGCGATAGGCGTAACGCCGCAGGAAATTTGGCCAGATCGATACGGGCCGGACGGTAAGCCGAACCGCAAACGGGGCAAGCGCACGCAGGGCTTTGAGGGCGAACTGTATTATGCTGTCATGGTGCGTAACGGGTCGTTTAAAGGCTGGACGTTGAAGAGCGCGGAGGTGGGCTGCCTGGAGTTCGTGCGGGCTGGGGCGGGCGCCACGGTTGAAGGCGTCAACCTGCACGGGGCGGGGCCGGGCTGGCTGGTGGACTGTTGGTGCGAGTTCGTGCGTCACGCTAGGGGCGTGGTGTGAGGAGGTGGCTATGTGCGATTTATTTTGAAAAACGTATTGACATTATTCTGAATGATGTACATACTGTATTCAACGGTTAGGGAATGGCTCAAACCGGAAAATGAGGAAAACACCATGACTACTCAGAACGAAATTATTGAAAAAATGCAAAACCTGATCCCTGTTGACTTGTGGGGAAAATACAGCCACCTGTCATTTGGTGAGATGGCCGAGATTGACGAACTGGAAGCCTACGCTACAGAGCTGGCCCAGGCCGAGAGCGACTGGTTCGACGCAGAGGACGCATGAGCGGGGGCGCAAGAGAAGGGGCAGGCCGGAAGCCTGCCCCGCCGTTGCTCAAAAAAACGGCCCGCTCTGTCAGATTGCCGGAATGGCTATGGCAATGGATGGATGAACAGCCCGGCACGAATCGGGCATTACTGATCGAGAGTGCTCTTACGGAGCGGCACAAGCTGAAGCCGCCACCGAGCACATAACCTTTAACTTAAGATGTTGGCTACGTTTTTGAGAGCGTAGCGAACTGTAGACAATCATTTTGAAGTTGTTGTTAGCAGGCAATAGCACAGGAGTAGCAACGAATGCGTATTTTAGATTTATTTTGCTGTGGAGGTGGTGCAGGCATGGGTTACCACCAGGCAGGATTTGAAGTAACCGGTATAGATATAAATCCGCAACCAAAATACCCGTTTGAATTTATACAGGCCGACGCTATTGAGTATTTATTAAATAACCACGATAAGTACGATGCAATACACGCAAGCCCGCCTTGCCAGAACAATACAAAGGCAACATTAACCCATAAGGCTAATGGCAAAGTTTATGAGTGCTTTATTGAGCGAACCAGGGAAGCCTTAATAAAAATAGGCAAGCCGTTTATAATTGAAAACACAATGGATGCGCCATTAATTAAACCGGTTGTTTTATGCGGATCAATGTTTGGCTTAAAAACATATAGGCATAGATTATTTGAAAGTAACATTAAATTAAACGTACCGATACACCCGGAGCATGTAGCAAAAAATACAAAGATGGGGCGCAAACCTGTACTCGGTGAATTTATACAAGTAGTGGGGCATTTTTCAGGAGTGCAATTTGCCAGGGAGGCAATGGGTATCGATTGGCTAGGGCAGAAAGAATTAGCACAAGCGATACCGCCTGCTTACACTAAGTTTTTAGGTGAGCAGATAATGAAAGCATGTAAGATTGAACTTGCCTGCTAACAAGGGCCTAACCGCAAAGTGCTGCCTATCCCGTCCTAACCCGGGCGGGCATATCGATCTCCCACCGGGCGGTTCGGCCGCCCGTCCCACCCGTGGCGTACACCAATCCCAGGTAAGGCGCGCCGCGTAATGCGGCCAATGCCTCCGTTAATTCTGCCCGGTATACACCTGGCTCGCCTGATGCGGGCGGTATAGCTAGGGGCCATGTTTCGCCCGTCAGCTCATCCCCCGCCCCGTCCAGCACTACGAGCGTTACGGTCGCGTCGGATACTAGCGCGCCGGTCAGCACGTTCGTGTAGTCGCGCAATTCAAATACTAAATCGTTACCCACTAATAACGTGGCCATGTCGCATTACTCCAATATTTTAGCACTGCCCGACATTACGGGGTAAACACGTATCGCGCCCGACATCGCGGGCGTTAGTGATAGCGCTGCTTGCATAAAGCCTAACACGGTATCAGTAGGGCCGGACACTATTGCGGCACCGCCCGGGAGCAAACCGCCCGAGCTGGACGGGGCGACGGCAACAGACAATGCGGCCGTGCCTCCCGAAATTATACCACCGTCCGCCGCGTAATTAGCAGTAAAACTGTGGGGCGCTACACCTCCGGTGAGTAGGCCGCCGGTACCGATGTAAGTGTACGTTGTGCCCGCGCCGGTGAATGCTACATCGGCCGCCCCGCCGGCGAGTAGCCCACCATCTCCGGCGTAATTAGCTGTAAAGCGGTGGGGCGCTACGCCGCCCGTAAGTAAGCCGCCGTCGCAGGTATGGTTAGCGGTAAAGCTGTGGGGCGCTACACCTCCGGTGAGTAGTCCACCATCTCCGGCGTAGTTAGCGGCAAAGCGGTGGGGCGCTACGCCGCTGGTTAGTAGGCCGCCGTCGCCGGTGTAATTAGCTGTAAAGCGGTGGGGCGCTACGCCGCCAGTAAGTAAACCGCCGTCGCCGGTGTAATTAGCAGTAAAGCCGTGGGGCGCTACGCCGCCAGTAAGTAAGCCGCCGTCGCCGGTGTAGGTGTACGTGGTGCCCCCTGATGGCGTGGTGCCCAAGGGGAGCCGGCGCACGTCGTCCGCTAGCCCCAGGTAAGGGTTGGCGGAGAGGGCGGCCCCCTCCTCCGCGGACAGAGCACGATGGTAGAAACTAAAGTGCAGTACCCCGCCCCCATAGAACGAAAACCCGTCTACACTTGTCCCCCGTATCGCGGCGCCTATAGCGGAGTACGGAGTGGCAACGGTGCCGCCACCCAGCACACGATTTATCGTGAACTCAAGCACGCCGTTTATATACACCTTGGCCGTTTCACCGGGAACAAAGACCAAGACGAGGTTAACATCCTGACCCGTAGCTATAGGTGGGCCACCAACACCCGTCCACATATTATTGGCGTATGGCACTGTCTGGTACACGCGCAGTCTTGAGTATGGACTAGCGTTATCTAAACCCAATCCAAGTATAGTAGACCCTGTTGACCCGACACCGAAAAATCGTCTGTCGTTTTGTGGTGCGCAATTTATACCAACGGATACTGAGAAACCATTTTGAGGAATTAACGATAAGTCTAATAGAGAGCTGTTAATCTTTGATATATCATTAATACCGTCATAAGTGACCCCGTCAGCGCTGAACGCAGCCCCTCCGGTGAGTATGTCCGTATCGCCGATTAAGTCGTGGAGGGTGGCCCCGCCGCCCTCGTTCGCGAGGTACCGGATGGCCAGCCCACGGTTTATCGGGCTCTCGCGGTCCAGCGAGGGCCCCTCGTTGAAGTCCGGCTTCCTATTGACAGGGCGCGCCCTGTGTAGCAGCGCCACGGCTAGACCGTGTTACCGTGCTGGCGGATGGACCACACGTGGAAGCTGAAGTTGGCGGCCGCCGCGTCCACCGCCGCTCCTGACTTGTTAACCATAACGATGCTCATGTATTGCTGCGTCCAGATGAAACGACCTCCCCCCGTCATTACGGTTGTGTCCGCGTCCTCGACCCGGATGGACCCTAGCCGCTTTAGGTTGCGCGTCTGGTCAATGTCTCCTAGCGCCGCGTCGACGACACCGACGCGCCCGTCAACCTCAGTAGAATCGTAGTCGGGCGCGCCGGCGGCCCACACCTCCCAGACGCTGCCCTGCACTGGGGTAGCTTGTGACTGAACACTGCACTTCCACCCGTATTCGTCGGCGCGGGGGTCAGCGCCCGTATCGTACTGTGTAGACACCCGGCCCGCCCCGTTCGCGGTGCCCTCAAAGCTGAAAGCAACGTCGGGCGCGGTGCCCCCAAACTTAACCTGGGCGCCAATGACTATGCCTTGCGTTGTCTCGCTCATAACCCGGCCCTCGCCATCGCGACGTGGGAGGGCAGCACCCGTCCCGTCGGGAGTGATAATTCCTGCGCACGGGACTGCGTGCCCGTGCGTAGCGCTATTAAATTAGTTACGGTGGCCGAGGGTACCCCGAACGCTGTTTTCAGTATCTGGACCGTGGACGGATCAAACAGGTCGATGCTGTCCAAGGACAAAACCCACCCGATTTTTGTTGCATCAGCCGCCGACACCGCGCCGATATCCGCCGGGTTCATGGCGCCGATGACCTGACCCCGGGTGACCGCGTGGTTCTCTAACGGGCGTGTCGCCGCGTTCAGGAGCTCGGCGATCGCGTTGTTATTAGCCTCATCGGCGAGGTAAGCGGACACCGTTAGCCCTTTGATGGTGTCGCGCAGTACCGCCCACCCGTGTCTAAGCGCCTTGTCCGTCGGGTCGGATAGGTGGGCCGTATGGGCCGCGTCGTGGTCCGCCTGCAACTGGGCGCTGATGTACCCAGTAAGCAGCGGCGCGGTGTACCCGAGCGCGGCGGGGTCGTTCGCTATCTCCACGCGCAGTAGCGACACTAAGCCGGCCATTATAAATACCCCAGCGCGGCGCCCACTTCAGCCGTTGGACGGCGGACAGTTGGGATTTCTTTTAATAGTGCTTGGCGCATCGTTGCGCCGGCTATCGGATGCGCGGCGACAGTCTCGCCCGTTTCGGGGTGGACTTCGTGCAACTCTTGCGGCGCGTCCGGGTTGCGCGGTTGGTATAGTATGCACACGCGGTCGGCGACGATAAGTTCGCGTGTCTTGGGGTGCTCAAACCCAAGAGCCGCGAGCACCCACATTTTAGGCTTCAGTGGTCTAGTCATGTCGTTAGTCCAGTGTGATTTTAGGGGTTAGATCAACCTTGTCGAGGTTGTTCGCGATGTTGTAGGGGCCGGCGGGGAAGCGCTCAGACCAGGCGATACGGCCGGACGTTACGCGCGTTAAGTAGTACCCGTACGCAGGCTCGGACGTTTGGTCGGCGGAACTTGTGAACGACGTGAGGGGGTAGCTCGCTTCCGTGGGCGCGCCCTCTACTACAGTCCAGTTCGCCGGGGTGGCGGTGTGCGCCGCGTAGCCCGTGAAAGTGGACTCGGTGTATGTCGCAGTCACATCGGTTTCCGCCGGCGTGATGTTGTTCTGGTACAGCCTTACCACTAGGTTCTCGGCGGCGGCCTTGGCGAGTATCGCGGCGAGCGCGTCGCCCTCGCCGTTGTTGGGCATTAATAGTGCCATGGTGTCATGTCTCCATCGTGGTACGTGAACTAATATAGTAGGCGCGGGGCGGCGGGTAGTCAAGTTAGCGCGTGTTGGTAGCCGTGCCGGAGCTGCGCGGGAGCTGCGCGGGAGCTGAGCGGGAGCTGCGCGGGAGCTGCGCGGGAGCTGAGCGGGAGCTGCGCGGGAGCTGCGCGGGAGCTGAGGAGCGCGTGCGGGGCACCCCGGACACCCCGAATACCCCTTATAGGGGGTGCATACGGGGTACTGAACTTTACCAGCAATATCAGCGCGTTACGTGCAAAATACCCCGCACCCCGTACACCCCGGACAAGTCCGCTCCTACCCCCGTGCTGGGGGTATTACTATATACCCTATATTACTATATACTATATCTACTCTATTAAGGGTATTGGGTTAATAGTAATATAAGGGTAGTATAATCAGTAAGTTACGGGCACCCCGTACTAGGGGGTAAGTGCGGGGTGTTACGGGGTATTGCGCCACGCACGGTGCGCGTCTATACTTGTGGCATGAACGACCAACAAATAGCTTTCGCCCACTACTATGTGGATGATCCGGACCTTAACCAAACGGCCGCATACGTCCGCGCGTACCCGGAGTCGAGCGAGAATAGCGCACGCTCCGGCGGGTCGCGGCTCATGGCAAACGCAAACGTGCGCGCTCTGATACGCGATCTCATGGCTAAGCGCGGGGAGCGGTTGCAGATATCCCAGGACGATGTGCTTAACCTGATATACGACACAGCCACCGCCAACCCCAACGAGCTTGTACAAGTTCGGCGTTTCGCGTGCCGCTACTGCTACGGCGACGCGCATCTGTACCAGTACACGCAGGGCGAATACCTCGCCGCGCTGGCTAAGTGGCGCACGGCGGTGAGGACTGCGAGGGCGTGTAGGATAGAGGAGCCGCCTGAACCGGATGTGTGCGGGGGTATCGGCTACACCAAGCTGCTGCCACCGTACCCGTCGTGCCCGGAGTGCCACGGCGACGGCGAGGAAGATGTGATCCTAATGGATACCCGCACGCTCTCGCCCGCAGCGCTGCGGCTGTACGCGGGGGCCGAGCGCACTAAGTCGGGCATCAAAGTGCACACACACAATCGCGACAAAAACGTCGAAATGCTCGCACGCCACTTAGGTATGCTTACCGACCGGGTCGACCTGACTAGCGCGGGCGCGGCGTTTAAGCCCATGTCGCTGGCCGAGTTCTACGGGGTCGACGATGGCGCCGAAACTTAATCCAGCGTTGCGTGATTTCTGGGCCGCACCTAAGCGCATCCGCACGCTGTACGGCGGGCGTTCTAGCTCTAAATCGTGGGACGCGGCCGGGGTGGCAATCATCATAGCGCAGGCGTGCAGGGTGCGCTTTCTCTGCACGCGCCAGTTCCAGAACAAGATAGCCGAGTCGGTCTACACGCTGCTAAAAATCCGCATCGAGGAATTCGGGCTAACAGACGATTTCGCGATACTGCGTGACCGCATTACGCACCGCTACACGGGCAGCGAGTTTATATTCTACGGCATGTGGCGAAACTTCGAAGAGATAAAATCACTGGAGGGTATCGACATCTGTTGGATCGAGGAGGCGCGCTTTCTCACAAAGGAACAATGGCGCGACCTCGAACCCACGATACGCAAGGAGGGAAGTCAAATATGGTTAATATTCAATCCTGGGTTTGTTTCGGATTATTCGTGGCGGCGCTTTGTGCTCAAGCCGCCTCCGAACTCCGTAGTGCGACGGATCAACCACGACGAAAATCCATTTTTATCGGACACGATGCGGGACGTCATAGCCGCCGCATACGAGGAGGACGCAACGGAAGCGGGCCACGTGTACGGGGGCGAGCCGCGCACCGACGACGAGGCCGTAATTATCAAGCGCTCATGGGTCCTGTCCGCTATCGACGCCCACATAAAACTCGGGCTATCAACGTCGGGTTCGGTGCGCATCGGCAACGACGTCGCGGACGACGGGGGCGACAAGAATGCAACGGTGGAGGCGCGCGGCGTTGTCGCGGTGCACATCGACCAGTGGCAAGGTGAGAAAGACGACCTCCTTGGCAGCTGCGCACGCGTGTATGCGCACGCGCGGCGCGTAGGGGCGCACATACACTACGACGGTATCGGCGTTGGCGCGTCGTGCGGCAGTAAGTTTAAGGAGCTTAACGAGGAGAGCGGCGCGCGTGTCGCGTACTCCGCATTTATCGCGGGCGGCGCGGTGCTGGACCCCGACGATGAGTGGGAGCACGGCGTAACGAACCGAGATTTTTTCCTCAACCTCAAGGCGCAAACCTGGGGCGGCGTCGCGCGCAGGCTGCTCAACACGCACAACGCGGTGCAGCACGGGCAGAAATTTGAAGAGGGCGACTTGATCGCGATTGACGCAAATTGTGACCACCTCGAGCTACTTATTGACGAGTTGTCTACGCCGCGGAAAAAGTACGACGAGGCGGGCAAGCTCAAGGTGGAGAGCAAGGCGGACCTCGCAAAACGCGGCATACCGTCGCACAACGTAGCCGACGCATTTATTCAGGCGTATAGCCCGGCGGTCGGCTCAGTGATAGACTACAGTAAATTACTCTAGGGGCGGGCGGCATGATGAAGAGTTTCAAGGACGGGTTGATTAGCCTGGTCAGTAGTCTGGCGAACCGGCGCAACGCGTCCGCGCAAAATACGTACGAGGCCCGCAAGCTCACCGACCAAGAGCACCGAGACCTCTACAAGAGCGGCGTAGGTAATAAGATCGTACGCATTAAGGCGGGCCACGCGCTAGACGACACGTTACAGTTTGGCGGCAAGGCGGACGAGGTGCGGTACGCTAACGGCCCCGAGCAAGCGGTTAAAAAGGCTGCGCGCTGGATGCTCGCATTTGGCCGTGGCATTATCGTGCTGCATGAGACGGGCGATACCCTTTCCGACCCGCGCGCCCGCTCGCTCGACCCGCACCGCGCGCGCTTGTCGGTGTTTTCAGGGGACATGGTCGTGCCGGGTGAAGTGGGCGCGGACCTACAAGGCGAGCGCTACCAGATGCCCCTCACATACCACGTGCGGGGGCACGAAATACACCACACGCGCGTGATAGATTTTACGTACGTGGAGGTGCCCGAGCTAGAGGCGCACCAATACAGATACGGTGGCATGAGCGAGTTCGAGCTGGCGTATGACCAACTCATAAATGACGGCGTAATGCAACGCGCGGTACCCCGTGTCGTCGAAAAAGCGTCGTCCATGTTTTACAAGATCAAGGGATTTAAGGCGGCGATGCAGCAGGGCAAGGACGGCCCCATGGTCGATTACGTATCGCACATGGAGGACGTGCGCGGCATCCTTAGTGCCGGCATCATCGATGGGGATGACCAACTGGAGGTAGTCACGCAGTCGCTGACCAACCTCAACGACGCGGACCAGATCACGCTACGCCGCCTCGCGATGGTTACGGGCATCCCTTTAGCAGTCCTTGTGGGCGAGGCGGTGCGCGGGCTAAACGCGACGGGTGAGAACGAGCGCCAAGTATTTCAGGATATGATCGAGGCTTTGCAGTCTGATTACCTGCTCGCGCCCATACAGCAACTATTCGCCGCGCTGGGCATGGGGCCGCCGGAGTTTAAAGAGAATCAGGGCGAGACCGCCACAACGCGTGTAGTATACGACAACACCGCGACCGACGTAGCGACTAAGTTGGACGCGATGGGCGAGGACGGCGCGGCGTACCTGCACGACAAAGGCGTCGTGCCCAAGCCCGACCCAATAGCTGATCTGTTCCCCGAGACCGATGGCCAGCTTTAGACCACCGCGCGCGCCCGCCGCGCACGTCCGCGAACTCTCCGCCATACTGTCCCAGATGGTCGCGGGGCTGGGCGCGGGGGTTAAGTCGGGACTAATTAACGGGCTGGCGTTCGCGGATGCAGGCCCGAGCAAAGCTAACAAAGCGCTCGCCGACAAGACGCGACGCGCGCTCATAACGCGGTACAGCGACGCGCGCATAACCAAGCTAGTGCGTGATGTGCTGCGCAAGACGGACCGCCGCAACCGGTCGCAGATGGGTAAATTGATATTGGAGAGCATCGGGCTATCTACTACCGAGATCGGCAAGGACAAACCGCTGCTTGACAATATCGACCGGCTGATGGACGAAACGACCCAGTGGGTTATCGAGCTGCGAGACGACACACTAGCGGCGTACACCGAGCGCAGCCTGGACGCGGTGAAAAGTGGCCGGTCACTAAGGGACGTGCTATCAGATTTCGACGGGCTGGTGGAGCAGCGCAAAGGCCACGCAAAATCCGTGGCGCGCGGGCAGATCGCCAATTTTAACAGCGTAGCGTCTAAGCTGCGCTCCGAGTCGGTCGGGATAACCGAAGCTATATGGCGCGACTCAAGCGACGGCGACCGCGTACGCCCTTCGCACCAGGACCGCGACGGCAAGACATTTAAACTCGATAAGGGCCTGTACTCCGCGCTCGACGGTAAGTGGCTACTACCCGGCGTCGATTACGGGTGCCGATGCACGTACGAATTTGTGATACCAACGCCCTAGCCTTCCCTGAAACCGGCGAGCAGGTCAGGTGCGGGGCCATTGCCAGCAGCGAGTGCCGCATTGTCCAGCTTAACCAGCTCGGCGCTTGCGGCGGTGATAGCGTCCTGGGCGCGCCAGATACCCGCCATTGCCTCGGCGTCGTCGGCCTCGTACGCCTCTTGCGCGTACGCGTCTAGCTGGCGGGATAGATTTGACAGTGCGATAAGTGCGGTGTTGTAATTGATCATTGTCTTAGTCTCTCGTTGCGTTGATGTTGTAGCTATTATAAACTAACTATCGCGTGCGTCAACTATTATTTTACGCAAAGGAGCATCGAACATGCGAAACACGATTCTATGGCCACTCGTAGCGATAGCACTAACAGAGTGCGCCGGCACCGCACAAGCGGCGGAATACACAACGCGCGACGCCGGGGAAGTGGTAAGCGTGGAGCACGTAGAAGCTTCGTTTGCCACCTGGGCGCAGATGCGGGTAACCACCGAAAAAGGGGTATTCGTGGTGCACGGCGTAACGTCTGTCTATTTCGGGGACGCGGTAACGATACGGACCCACGCCAGCGGCCGGAAAGAACTTTGCTTCGCGAGCGCACCTGATGAGTGCAGGGGTATGAGGCGCTAGCCATGGACCCGCACAACATATTAGAACTAGCGCTCTCACAACAAGCGCCCCGCGTGCCCATCGATAACGAGGGTAAATCGGCGATGGCTACCATATCGGGCGAGCTACAGGTTGCCACGCGTGAGGACAATGTATCGGTTAATTTCCTGTACGGGCCGAACGAGTACGACACGCTTACTTCGTTCACAGGTACTGGGCACGCAGGCCGTGACGGGTCGATGGGGTACATATCCCCCGGCGCGGGCGTTGGGTTCGCGCAGGTCGGGAGCATCAACGCGGTGCGGTACCGCGCCGGGCACGAGATGCAAGCCGCAGTATCGCACGTGTTCGCCGAACCGGAGGCGAACCTGGTACAGCGGGTGGGACTTATCAACGGGGCCGACGGGTGGGCGATAGGGTACGACGGCCTTAGCGCGTTTGGCGTGTGGTTCCAGTCCAGCGGGGGCGATTGGGAGTTCACGCCCTCCACGGCTTTCGCGGCGGACCGGCTGGACGGACGGGGAGAAAACAGCGGATTTGAGCTGAACCCGCAAAAGGCCAATATATACAAACTCTCGTACGGGTGGCACGGCAGCCTCCCGCTTATGCTGTCAGTGTGGGCGGGCTACCAGCGCGGCTGGATATTGGCGCACGTCAAAGAGGTGGCGAACATACAGGACACGCCGCACCTGGGCAACCCCAGTCTACCGATATGCGCTTGCATCGAGCGCACCGCCGGCGCGGGCGCGGACGCGCGCTGCAAATTCGGATCGTGGCGCGCCGGGTCGGCGTCCGGATCGGAGGAGCGCAACTTAGCTGACCGCGTATTCGAGTACGTTGGCGTGGAGACCAGCATCACGGGGAGCACCCAGTCACAGCCATTGCAGACACTGCTAGGGCTGCGCAGCAAGGCGACGTACAAGGGCAAAAATAATCATATCGTCGTGGAAGCGACGTACGGCCAGTTCGGCGCGGACGGTGCGAAAGCGGTACTGGTGACGCTGTGGTCAGCATCGCAAGGCGTGCTCGACGCGCCGCTTACAGGGTATGCGGACCGTGACACCGAATCGAGCGTCATGGAGTTCAGCACCGCCACGCAGGTGTTCACACCCAACCCAGGGGAGTACCCCGTCGCGTCGGTGCTGCTCAGCAAGGTCGGGCAGACCACCCGCTCGCTAGATCGCCGGGGACGTGCGATGTTCCCCGGCAACGAGTATCTTATATGCGCGCAGAGCGCGGGCGGCTCCGACGTGAGCTACGTGATTAGCACCGTCGAGAAGTTCTAACGGGCGCGTCAGTCGGTTGCGTTGACAAGCGCGTGGCGCGGGGCCTACCATTATGCGTATGACTACGTATAACGGACATTTTAACGACGCGGTACCGTTCGACCCTGTCGCTAAGACAGCGCGGACGGTGCGCGACGGCACGATAAAATACCTGGGCAGCGAACTCGACCCGAGTATGGTCGCGTTGGCCCCGGATCAATACTACACCGTGTACCGCAGCCCTGCGACTATCGCTAACGTGGCGCACGCCATGTCGGGCCTGCCCGTTACGGATGACCATGTCGACATCGGCACGGATGCGCCTGAGGGCGGCGGCGTCGTCTCGTCTAGTAAGATGATAGACGCGTTTGACGACTCCACGGGCGCATCCGTCGCTGTGCTAAATCAACTCGACATAGCCGACACGCTACGCGCGGTGGTAGACGCTGGCAAGCGCGAATTGTCGCTAGGGTACCGCGCACAGCTGGTGCCACACCCGAAATACGACTTTGAGCAGCGCGACATCGTGCCCCACCATCTAGCGGTGGTGCAGCGCGGGCGCTGCGGCTCGTCCTGCTCGTTTCTGGATGCACTACCCGAAGAACCAAATACCAAAGAGGATAAGCCCCCTATGAAGCACCCCAAAGAGTTTACGGACGCGGAGGGCAAACTGTCGATACAGCAAATCGTGTCGCTAGTCGCATCCCTGCCGGACGCGCTTAAAGAGATACCGGTAGACCAGCTTTCCGCGCTTAGCGCGCCGCTCGCTAAAATCGCTGCTGTCATTGAGTCCGTGTCGGGCGCTAGTCCGGCACCGGAAGAACCCGCGTCGGACGAAAAGCCGACGGACGATCCGACTACGCCGGAGTTAGAGGACGAGTCACCCAGCACCAAGGCCGAGGAGGACGATAAGAAGTTCTCCGACGCGGCGGCGACCGCCAAGGCCATCCTACTGCACGGCGAAGCGATAGAAAAAGCGCGCGAGTATATGCCGGCAGGCCACTCGTTCAAAGATGTGGATACGATGGGCGTAATGCGCGCCGCGCTCGCTACTCAGTGCAGCGATACGTTCAGCGACGCGGAGGTGCCGCTGGCGTTTAAACTACTGCGTAAAGCGGAGTCACGATATAAAGAGTTCGCAGATAAGGGCGCAAAATCATCACTCGACGAAACATTTGAGAAGGAGCTATAACGGTGTCATTTACTAACCCACGACTAGACGAAATTGCACCCGTCGGCGGCGGCCAAGGCGGCACCGACGGCCTGACATTAACCGCTGACGTATTCGAGGACGGCCTAGTCGTTGGCCGATTCGCCAAGCTCGACGCGGGCAGCATCGACAACCTCGACGCGTCTGTAACGCCGGTTATCGCGGGCGTGGTACTGCGCAACGTAGTGGGCGCAATCGAGGAGGGCGGCACGATTGATGCGTCGATCCATCAACAAATCGAATACAAGCGCGAAGGGCTGGTAACGGTCGAGGTCGTCACGGGCCAAACGCCGGTACAGTTCGGTGCGGTGTCCGTACATAATGTAGCGGACGCGAACGCAGGCAAAGCACTGGCGACCGGCGGCGTAGCGGTCAACGCGGAGTTTATACACGAGGTTAAGACCGACGTGTGGTTGGTTAACCTGTTTAACGGAGTGTAACAAAATGCGGATAGAGAATTTGTACAGTAAGCCGCACATCAGTGCGTTTATGCAGTCGGGCACCGCGCCGGGCTTTGCGGATGCCGAGTCCGGCGTACTATTGGCGCGCCAGTTAACGGCCATCGACCCGAAGATTCTAGAAGCGAAGTACCCCGAACTAATCTTTGTGAATTCGGGTATCTCGGTCGATAACTCGGGCGGCGCGGCTGAGCATATCCAGACGTTACGAACCGCCGATCAGGGTGGGTTCAAGAACGTCAAGGACAAATCAGGCGCCAAGGGCATCATCAGCTTGACCGCTGAAGACTCTTTGATCGGCGTAATCGAACGCGCCGCAACGTCCGAATGGACTAGCACGCAGATCGCACAGGCGAACCTTGCGAACCGCAATCTGCCGACTGAGTACATACGCGCGCACAACAAAAAGTACATGCAAGAGATCGATCTGATCGGCTTGCTCGGCAATCCGGACATCGCTACGTCGTTTGGCCTGCTCAACTACGGCGGCTTTACCGCGGTTGCGGCGGCGGGCGCTATCGGTACACTTACCGGGCAACAGATGTATGACGAGTTTTCGGCGGCGATGAACGCGCAGCATAACGCAGTCAACAACACACCCGAATACATGGGTACGCGCTGGGACATGCCGGTGTACGTGCTTAACGCGCTTAACACTAAGATGCTTAACACTGCGGCGGACTCTAAAACGGTGCTGGCCGCGCTCAAATCCAACTACCCGGGCATCTCGTTCAACGGCACTTTTCGCGCTAGCGACGCGGGCGGCGCGGGCGTATCGCACTCGGTGTTTTACAACAACAGCGACGACGCCATGAAGATGCGCATCCCGCAGCCCCTAGTGCTAGGTGAGGTGATCAAACCTTCATCGTTCAAGTTCACGTTCGATTCGATGTATCGGATCGCCGGCCTCGATGTGTTTGAGGACTCGGCGGGCTACATCGTAACAGACCTATAAATCCCTCGGCCCACGGACGGGCCACCCTAATCACTGGAGATTCGCCGCATGGCTACCCCTAAAAAGACACCCGAAACAGACCTAGACGCGTTGGCAGCCTCGGCCACGACCGCCGTTGACGCTAAAGCAGCGGAACACACGTACACTAACGCGTCCAGCAACCCGCGACAAGTGGGCGCGCGTGTCGTGCCTGTGGGCAAGAGTATCACGCTTACTCAGCTGGAGCAGGACGACAAGAAAGTGCAGGCGCAGGTTGCACGTATGCTCAAGTTAAAAATCCTGACACATGTCACTAGCTAACGATTTTAGGCGCCGCTTTAGTGAGTTTACAGCGCCGGACGTAGACAAGTTTGTGCTGATCTACGAGCCGGAGTTGCTGAGGTACTATGGCAGCCCGTACGATCCGGCCGACGACGCCACGCGCGAGATAATTTTAAACCTACTCGCGCACCTCATCATGCTAGAGCTACGCCGCGCTAAAACATCGGTGCGCAATGTGTCGAGCCGCAGCGTGGGCGGCGTGTCCACCAGTTACGAGGCGGGCGGCGCTATGGACGTACAGCACGCATTTTTTAGCACTACGGCATACGGGCAGCGCTTTTTACTGCTCACGGCCAGCAACTACGGGCCACGGCCCGCATGAAGCCAGCCGACGCACTCAAGCGGACTTTACACATGGCCGAGCAGATGCGCGCGCTGAAAAGCAAAGCAGTGTTTGTGGGCCTACCCGCAGAAGAGGTGGGCGGCAAGGTTTACGGGGACGGTAACACTATAATTTCGGTAGGCGCGGGGCATGAGTACGGGGTGGACGGTTTGCCGCAGCGCTCTTTTTTGCGTACCCCGTTTCGCGTTAAGCGCACCGAATTAAACGCAGGGATAGCCGCGCAATTTGAGGGGGCTACGTCGGGTACGATATCCGCAGACGCGGCACTCGGGCGCATCGGCGCGCTGGCTACCAACATCAGCAAGGGCGCTTTTACGTCCCTGGGTTACGGCGAGTGGCAACCAATCGCGGCTGAAACCGCCGCGGCCAAGGGTAGCACGCAGACGCTTATTGACACCGGCATACTGCGCGGCTCGATAACATGGGCGATCAGGGGCTAGTATGTGGGACGACATGGACATGCAGGACGCCATCGCGGACGACGCGGGGCCGATAGTCGTCAAGACCGTTACGCGTAAAACTGTTGATTTCGTTAACGCGGATACGACGGCAACGCGTACGGTGTACGGCACCGTGCAGCCCGCAACGACTACCGACCTAAAAGGCGTGGAGGTCGATTATAAACTGGCGTATCAGCTCGCGCACATATTGACGCCGGACACCGTGTCCAACGGCGAACTCATCGAGTGGGGCGGGGCTGACTACAAGGTGGTTAAAGCAGGGCCGTACGCTCAATTCGGATTCACGTCCGCAGTCGCGGAACAAGTTAAATGAGCGTACTGGTCGACGTGTCGCGGTACATACGCGACGTGCTGGGCTACGACGAACAGCTGATCGTGCGGGGGCGGCTTAACGTCGAGCGCGAAGATTTCACGCTTGGCTATATTGTTGTCGACAACCTCGGGGCCGCGTTGCGCATCGATCAGGGTGCGCGTTTTGACGATGTGGCGGAGCGAGTTACATACTCCACGCGGTGGCAAGGCCCCGTTACGATTGATTTTTACGGCACGGGCGCGCAAGATAGGGCGGAGCTGTTCGCGGGCCTGCACCGCACGCAGGCCGCGCTTGAACTGCGGCGCGCGCTGAAGCTGGGTATCAACCAGCCGAGTAGCATAGTAGATTTAAAAGCGCTTACAGGCCAACAGTACGGCGAGCGGGTACAGGTAACCGTTACCGTTACCTACAGCACGAGCGTTACGGTCGACGCGTTACGCATCGACACCGCTCAAATTGAGATACAAACCGAAAAAGGAATCGAGTAATGGCAGACGCTAGCCGCGTTATTAACGTATCGTTGTTGCAAGCCGGCCCGCTAGCCGCGCGTGACAACATGAATGTGACGGCCATTATGACGTCGCAGCAAACCGGGCCGATTAGCACAGCGAACCGCTACGAGCTGTACCGCGACTCCGCAAGCGTGGCGACCGCGTTCGGTTCCGCGGCGGGCGTTACCGCGTTCGCGGAGGCTTACTTCGGTACGTCCCCTAACCCGGTTAACGCGGGCGGGGTACTAGTCGTGGGCTTCTACCGCGCCGCGTCCGAAACGGTCGCGGCGACGGCGGCAACGCTCACCAGCCCGCAGCTCAGCGAAGCGTCACTAATCCCGCAGCTGCAAGCCATCGCCGACGGTTCGTTTGATATAACCGTCGACGCCACCACGACCAACGTAACGGCGTTGGACTTGCGCACGGTGACTAGTATGGACGGACTAGCTACTGTACTGTCTGCGGCCATTACGGGCGGCACGGTTACGCACGTCGACCAGCGTTTAATCGTGACGAGCGACACGACCGGCGCGACAAGTTTAATGACGTTTACCACAGACCCCGCCACCGGCGTATACCTCGGCGTGTTGCTGGGCTGGGCGGCGGGTACGGGCGCGGTGACGGTGCAGGGCGCGGCTAGTGACGTGCTCGCGCTCGAAACTAAATCGGCTGCTATTGCAGCGGTGGCCGCCGAAGTCGCTATCAAAGGATTTTGTTTCGTGGACGCCACGAGCGACGCGGAAAGCGAGGCGCTCGCCTCTTGGTCGCAGGCTAACGGCGTGCTGGGGTACGATGTATTCACCGACCCGACTAATCTCGAGATCGACCCGGCTAACCCGGTGTGGACGATTAAGCTAGCGGGCCAAACGAGCTACCGGATGCTGTATAGCGCGGCGGGGAACCGCGCGCTAGCGGCGTCGTACATGGCACGCGCCCACACTGTTAATTTTGGCGCTGCTAACTCGGCGCTAACGATGCACCTCAAAACGCTGTCGGTACCCTCCGAGGAGTACGACGACACCACGCTTGACAAGGCTTTCGCCGTCGGACTGGATGTGTACACCGACGTAGGGGGCACGCCCTCCGTGTTGTGCAGCGGCGAGAATGGCTTTACGGATGAGCGTTACAACCTGTTAGGGTATATAAACGCGGTCAAGATAGACACGTTCAACGTGCTGAAAGGCACCAGCACTAAGGTCAACCAGACCGACCCAGGTACGCAGGAGCTGGTGGACAGCATAGAGGGCACTACGCGCGGGTTCGTTAACGCGGCGGTATTTGCGCCAGGCACGTGGACCAGCTCCGACTCGTTCGGGGACGTGGAAACGCTCAAGCGCTCGGTCGAGTCACTAGGGTACTACGTGCTCGCCGGATTGCTGGAGAACCAATCGGACGCGGACCGCTTAGCGCGTAAGTCGACCGTGATACAGGTGGCCGTGAAAGGCGCGGGCGCGATACACAGCGCCGATACCATTATCAACTTTAACGTATAGGGGCGCGGACAATGGCACAGATGGTACAGACCGACGACACTACATTTATCCTAAACGGCTCCCCTTTTACGACGTTCGCGGCGGGGGACTACCTGACTTTTACGTTCCCCAACGAGTTGACGAGCCACGTTAACCACGCGGGCAACGCGGTATCTATTAACAAGCGCGCTGATTCTTCCGTGTGTGACGTGGTCGCACGCGTGTCCAAGTTCGGCGCGGACGACGTGCGCCTCAACAGCCACATCAACCAGGCTACGCCGGTCGTGCTTAACGGGTCGGCTAAGACAGCGTTCGTCAAGGACGGCGTGGACAGCGTAGCGACCTACATCCTCGAGAACGGTACTATCACCAAGCGCCCCGTTGAAACGCACAACAACACCGACGGCAACGCGATGATGGAGTACACGTTTCGATTCCGCAACGCGTCGAGGAATCTATGATGAGCAGCGAGGGGCTACACGACTTAGCAGCCAATGGCACCCCGGCGGAGAAAGCCGCCGCGGCCAGGGCGATGATTAAGCAGATTTACGAGGACAAGGTAGCGACCGTTAACGGGCGTGACTACAAGTTCTTGACGATGGTGCACCGAGACCGGCGCGCCGTGTTTGCGTTCATGACGTCAGTAGGCCCGGCGATGCAGCGCAATGATATGAGCTTTTTGGATGGCGACGCGTTCGCCCCTATCGAGCGCATTATCTCGGATCACATCACATTCAATGCCATGCAGTTGAGCAAGCTACCAAAGCACTGGGAGGACGAGGGGGGCTACCCGGAGGACTACATCCCCTTGCTAACCTCTGCGCTTCAGGTGATTAGCTACCCTTTCGTACGCGCCGCCCCTACAAGTTAACCGTACCCGTACGGCGCATAGGCGGCGGCGCGCTGGTCGCGTTCTCAAATGTGGGCGACGACGACGCAACGCTGATGTACTTAGCGCGCAAGGGCTACGGCTCGCTTGCTGAGATGCGCGAACTAGACACGCCGGACGTGCTAGACTTGATAGAGTACGAGCACATCCAAAACGACCTGGAGCGCTACCACTACGACAACCCGGAGGGCTAGCCAGTGGCCGAAGTTGTAAACGACCTAGTAACCAAATTTTCCTATGACGGCACCACCGCGCCGCTCGACCAGTTCAACCAGGGGCTGAGCTCGTCCGTCAAACTGCTAGGCGGTATGCTCGCGGGTGTTACGGCTGTCGGCGCGGGCGTCGCTATCTGGGCGGACAACATACTCGGCGGCGTTGACTCGCTCGACGCGCTTAGTGCACGTACGGACGTTGCGGTCAGTACCATCCAAGAATTAAACTTCATGGCCACACAGAATCAAAGTTCTGTCGGCGCGATGACCTCCACTATATCAAACCTAACTAGCGCTATTGGTGCGGCCTCTTTGCGGGGGTCGGACGATTTCGCGCGCCTTGGTATCTCAGTTCGCGACGCAAACGGCGAACTAAAAACCGCCGATAAGGTGCTCGACGAGGTGCGCGGCCGGTTCGCCGACATGGGTTTGACGATGCGCGAGCAGGAAAGCCTAGCCGGCGCTATCGGTATCGATTCCAGTTTGCTCCAACTGCTCAATAGAACCAGCGGGGAGATCGCGGGGCTAAGGGACCGCGCGCGGGAACTCGGCACGCTGACCCACGAACAAACAGAACAGGCCGCAGACTACGCAAAAAGCCTCGATTCATTGTGGTTTTCGCTCAATAGTGTCAAGCAGCTAGCCGCCGTAGGGCTTGCGCCGCAGATGGCGCGCCTGTCCGACGGCATGGCGCAGCTAATAGCGGACAACCAAGAGTGGATCGTAAGCGGGCTAGCCGCTACGGTGGAGTGGATCGGTAATCTATTCGATGCACTGGGGCGATTAATGCCCCTGTTCGGCGTACTGGCGGCGGGTTTTCTTGCCGCAAAGGTCGCCGCGTTAGGGTTCGTTGGGGTCGCCGCGTTGCTTTTGTCCCCGATTGTCCTGTGGACGGCGGGCGTTGCGGCGGCGATCCTCATTTTCGACGATCTAATCGTGGCGTTTCAGGGCGGCAAGTCCGTCATTGCTGACTTTTTCGCCAATACTTTCGGCGTTGACGCCGGTGCGCTTATGCGTGACATGGTCGCACAGGTCATGTCTGCGCTCGTTCCGCTGCAAAATTTCCTATCTGACCTATTTAGCGCAGGCGCGGCGGTTATGATGGGCGACTTTGACGCCGCTATCGCGCACATTCTGTCCGCGTTCGGCGGATTGGGCGCGCAGGTTAACGCGCTCCTCGACCAGATGCTGGGGCCGGTGCGTGAATTTCAAACAACCGTAGCGGACTTTTTCGGGTTGGGCGACGACGCTGCGACTGCACCCGCGCCCGTGGACTTCGTGCCCGGCTTCGCGCCCGACTCGATACCCGTGGGCACGGGTGCGGGCAGCGTAACACGCAACCAATCAAGCAGCGTTAACTTAGACGTGACCCAAAACATCACGACGGCCGACCCGGTACGCGCGGGGCGGGTGGCGGGCGACGGGCTCCAACGTCAGCTAGACAACGCCGCGCGACAACTTAACGTAGGGGGCCGCTAATGGGCCAAGTAGCGGACTATGTGGGGTCGCTCATCGCGGGCGATCGGGTACCTGTAGGCATAGGGGGCTTTACGCTTTTCGCGCGCGTGTCGGACAGCTTCAAGCTAGAGTCGGAGGTACCGAGCACGACGGTCGAGAGCGGCAACGAGCAGCACGACCACATTATTTTAAAACCGCTCACGCTCACTATCACGGGTAGTGTGGCCGACATAATGCTGCTGGCTAATCCTGCCATCGCGGCGATACAAAGCGCGCAGGCGGAGGCGTCGAACGTAGCAAGCCAGTACGCAGGCCCACAGACGCAGGCGCAGTTGCAGCAGCTTTCCGCGCTGGCCAACCAGGCAGCGGATGCGGTGCGGGCGCTTGATAACCTGCTCGACACCGGCACGCAGTTGCTTGAGCTATTCGGCGACCAGGACGAATCGAAAACGATACAACAGCGATTTCTCTCGCACATGGAGACGCTGCACTACTCGCTGGCGTTGATTGATATCGAGATGCCCCACGTAACCCGGCACAATATGCGCGTGACGATGTTCGAGGCGTCGACGGACAACGGGACCGACACGACCGAATTTACAATCGAGGCCCAAGAGTTCCTAACGTCCGAGCTTAAAACAACTGTAGTAGCCGCGCCAAGTACGGCGCTCGGGGGGCAAACCGACGCACCCGTCGACCAGGGCACGCAGGCGGGCGAACCGGCCCCGACGTCGCTACTTAGCCAAATACTAGGGTAGGCCATGCCAGTACGCATAATTAACATTACGGACGACCCGCACCAGCAACACACGGTTAAGCTTGGCGAGAGCGAGGTTATTATCTCGTTGCGCTTCTACCCCGTGGCACAGATGTGGACTATCGACGCAACGTATAAAGACCGGCGCGCGCTTGGCGTGCGGATCGGTGCAAGCGCCAGCTGCCTAGGGTCGTTTAATTTTCCGTTCGATTTTAAAGCGCTGGACACATCCGGCGCGGGCCTCGACCCTATGCGCCTAGACGATTTCGCGACGGGCCGCGTTGCGCTGTTCATGCTGAACGCGGCGGACATGGAGGTCGTACGCGATGCCCCCGTCCCGATTTAACCGCGACTATGAACTAGTCGTGCAGGTGTCGCCCACCAAGGCCGTCACGATAACGCCGCCGTTCCGCATGTCGTTCGACGTGTCCAAGTCGACGGCGGGCGGGCTTAACACCGCCACGATCAGCATAGAAGGCATGGGCAAGGACACGCGCGCTGCGCTCGCTAAGGACAACGAGGACAACACGCGCGGGCCGATAGGCGTCAATCTATCCGTGGGCTACGCGGGCAACCTACGCCGCGTGTTCACGGGGCAACTACAGCGGGGGTCGAGCGAGCGCGAAGGCCCACAGATGGTGACCACGCTTGACGTGATCGATGGCGGGTTCGACCACTTGACCGCGTTCACGTCGCGTACCGTTCGTGGCGGGGCCGATCCGGTCGCCGCCATACTACAGGACATGCCTAACACCACGCGCGGTAGGGTCGCGCCCCGCCCGCAGCTGTCGCGCCCCACCGTACTGTTGGGGGCCAGTAGCCGCCTGCTATCTGAGCAGTCCGGCGCGGGTGAGTCGTGCTACATAGACGAGGGGCAACTGTATATACTGGGCGCGTCCGACGTGGTGGGCGTGTCGGTACCGGTGGTCGACGCGGATACAGGCCTGCTAAACACGCCGAGCCGCGAGCAATCGCGCATAGAATTCAGCACGCTTTTTAACCCCCTGCTACGCCTTGGCGGGCGGTTCGAAATGCGCAGCGCTAACGCGCCCCATTTGAACGGTGTTTATAAAATCGATTCGATGGGCTATAGTGGGGATACACGCGGGGCGGACTGGTTGCAGACCGTCAACGGATTGTTACTACCTAATTACACGGTGCTTTAATGTCCGCGGACCTACTAGAGATACTATCCATCGCACTCGCGGAGGGGCTCTCCAACCTGCACACCGCCACGATTGCGCGCGTGGAAACGGTCGACGAAACCACGCTTGAGTGTTTGCCCGTGGTGCCACGCATCGTCGACGGCGAGGCGGTACAGCTCCCGTTATTTGTGGACGTGCCGCCTATATTTTTACAAGGCGGGGGCAGCTACGACGCGTACCCTATCGCCCCCGGCGACTACTGTATAATTTTTATCACGGAGCGGTGCTTCGATGCGTGGTACGCGGGCCAAGACGGTACCCGGCCCCCCTCGGCCCGGATGCACGACTACAGCGACGGGTTCGCGCTGGTGGGCATTAACCCCCTGGCCAGCGCCATACCTATCCCCGACACGTTGAAACGGGTGGGGAACGCAGTGCACGAGGGCAACATGGAACGCACGGGCGACACGACACTAACCGGCGCACTTGACGTGAACGGAAACGTCGAGGCGGCTACTTTTAGTGTGGGGGGCACGGCGGGCGTTACGGGCACTTACGTGGGCAACGGCGGCACTATCACTTTTGTCAACGGCATCGTAACGGGGGTGGCATGATTGTATCAAGACTAACGCCCGCGGGTGACTGGACCTTCGGCAAGGGCCGCGCGAACTACGCGCAGCGGTCCGAGGCCATCACACAAACGGTGTCGACCCGCATTAAATCCATGCGCGGCGATTGGTTTTTGGATACGTCGCACGGCTCACCGTGGCGGGGCATACTCGGCCAGCCCGGCGACGAAACCCGGCTGGTCGCCGAAGTGCGCCGCGTAGTGCTAGCCACCCAGGGCGTTAGGCAGGTCACGCGAGTTACAGCTACGCGGGCGGCTGACAGGTCGGTGTCCGTGTCCCTCACGTACCGCGACATATACAACACAGAGACTACGGAGACCGTCACGCTATGACATTCGCAATTACCGACGACGGCATGACCACCCAAACCTACGATGAGATTGTAGCCGAGCTGGTCGCCGCGTACGAAGCCGCGTACGGGGCCGACATTAACACCGACCCCGAAAGCCCGGACGGGCAGCGCATCGGCATCGAGGCCAAACACCGGATGGATATCCAATCCGCCGTGCTCCAGATATTTAACGGCATGGACCCCGAACTGGCCACGGGTACCGCCTTCAACAGCCTGCTGAAACTGGTGGGCACCTCGTTACTTGTGCCCACCCGCTCCACCGTCGACGTTACGGTGACAACGGACCGAGACTTAACACTTCCGGCGGGCTGGACCGTAGAGGACGACACCGGGCAAGGGTGGGCGCTGGACGACCCAACCGCAACGCTAACCGGGGCCAACGCGGTCACGCTGCACGCTGCGGCGTTCGGGGCGGTCGAGGCGGGTATAAACACCGTGACGACCCAGACGACTATCGTTCTGGGTGTGCTGTCCGTCACTAACGCCGCCGAGGCGACCATAGGGGTCGCCGAGGAATCGATAGGCGCCGCGCGCGTACGTCGCAAACAGCTTTTAACGCTTCCCGCCACCTCCTCGCTGGGCGGCCTGTTTTCCGCCGTTGCGGGCGTCGCGGGCGTTACCGATGTGGTCGCGTATGAGAACGACATGTCAACCCACGACGCGACGCGCGACATGGTGCCGCACAGCATATGGGCGGTGGTCGAGGGTGGCGCGGTGGACGACATCGTCGAAGCGCTGGCCATCGCCAAGAACGCCGGCACGGCTAAAAAGGGCGCGGTGTCGGGCACCTATGTGGAGGAGCGCACCCGCCCGGACGGCAGCACGTTGCTACTCAGTCACATAGTGCAGTTTGACCGGCCCACGCTCACCCCGTTGTACATTAATATCACGGTTGAAAGCCGCGACGGGTCGGGCATCGATACCGCGAGCATCAAAGCGGCGCTGGCGTCACGCGCGTACCGGATCGCCGAGAACGCGCTAGCTTCCGAGCTGTACGCGCTGGCGTACTCCGCTGCTGATAATTTCATCGCCACGCTGTTGGAGGTGTCGAGCGACGGTATCACATACACTGGCGGGCGCGAGGTGTCGGACTACGACGAGCGCTTTACGCTCGACGCAGCTGATATCGTGGTCACGGTAATATGACCGCCTACACCGACGCCTACGCCGGTTTGCTGACCGCACTCTATCGGGAACAGCCGCAAGCGGTCGCCGAGATATCAGGCAAGGCGGCGGGCTGGGAAGCGATCAAAGACGTTATAGAGTCCGTGCCGGACGCGTACGACGTTGACAACGCAGTCGGCGCGCAACTATCTGTGATAGGCGACCTGGTGGGGCTACCCCGTGGCCGCCCCGAATTTGTGGACGACACAGAATACCGGTTCTACCTCAAAGTTAAAATTGCAAAGAACACCGGCGCGGGCTACATGATACGCCCCGACACGCTGAACAGTATACAAGACGTTATCGAACTGGCGTTCGGCGGGCTGGCGTACGTCACTGATAGCTACGACATGACCATGACGCTGATCGTAGACCCCGCTTTCGACATATCCCGGCTGACCACATTGGTGGCACTGGACCTACTACCTAAGCCGCAAGGCGTGCGGTACCGCTCGTTCACTGTGGCGGGCGCCGCCCCTTACGGCTACTCCTCCAACCTAACCGCGCGCGGTTATGGTGATAAATTCGACCCCTCCCGCATCGGCGGGATACTCGCTAGAAAGGTGCTTCCCTAATGGCTAAAATCACACGCAAAACTGGCAACGTGCAGGCGTTCGCGTCCGCCGAACTAACGAACGAGCGCACCGTATTCGGCGACGTCACGCAGTCCGACACGCTGGACGACAACGTAAACGCGGATTTTCTGCGGGGGAGAGGCATCACGGGCGTAAATGACGCGCCCCAGCTTCAGGACCTAAACGCCATAGACTTCACGCACGGGCAGTTCATCGCGTACTTACACCAGATGGGTGTGCCCGAGTGGGACAACGCGCAGGAATTCCCTCTGCACGCGTGGACTAACCGTGACGGCGAGTGGTACACGTCAAAAACTGCGGCCAACATCGGCAACGACCCCGTCACCGACACGGCGCAGCAATACTGGCGTAGGCTGGGAGATGCGGCGTTTCGGGACACCGGCACGGGCGACGCGGACATACCGACCGTCGCCACGATCAATACGCGGCTAAACAACAACGTGTACGATTACAGCCCGGTTAACGCGCGCGAAGCGCGCGAAGTGCTGGCCGACTGGCGCGCGCGTGAGGCTGCTGACGCGAGCAGTTGGAAGAAAATTGCATGGTCACCCGAGCTGCGGCTATTCGCGGCTACCGCACCATCCGGCGCAAGCCGGGTCATGACATCCACCAACGGCGAAAACTGGACGGCGCGCACTACCGCCGAGACTTCTGCGTGGGGCGGCATCGTGTGGGCGGCGGGGCTGAGTTTATTCGTTGCGACCACATCGGGGGTATCGCAACGCATCCAAACCTCACCCGACGGCATCAACTGGACGGCACGCGACTTGAGCGTGCTCGTCGCGTGGGTAGATGTTGCGTGGTCGCCAGAGCTGGAGTTACTTGTGGCGATCAGCACCAGCAGCGCACCGTCGGGGGCAGCTACGTCGACGGACGGTATCAACTGGACTACGCACTCAGTGCCGGAGGGCAATTTGTGGCGCGAGGTTACCTGGTCGCCCAAGTTAGGCTTGTTCGTCGCGGTAGCCGCGTCGGGCACCAACCGCGTAATGACGTCCCCCGACGGCGAAAACTGGACAGCGCGTAGCGCCGCTGAGGCTAACCAATGGGAGTCGGTGGCGTGGGCGGCCGGCACAGGCGACGGGTTACTCGTGGCCGTGTCGGCGGACGGAACGAATAGAGTAATGACGTCGGCGGACGGCACTACGTGGAGCGCGCAGTCGGCACCCAGCAGTGCGTGGCGGGGCGTCGCGTGGTCGCCGGAGTTAGGCGCGCTGGCCGCCGTATCCAACAGCGGCGCCGATCGCCTCATGACGTCGACCGACGGCGTTAACTGGGCCACGCGGGCCCCGCCCTCCTCCACTAACTATAGCGGCGTCACGTGGGCGCCAGAGCTGGGCGTGTTTTGCGCAGTGCCCTCCCTGGGCGCGCCACTTGTCGCTACTACGCGCCCCGTCGCGAGCTACCAACGCCAGATAGCAACGGCCCCGAAAGCAGCGCGCACGCTCGGCGCCATCGTCACGCGTAATTGGGTGGCGGAGTCGGCCGCGGAGGCTAACGGCTGGCAGGAAGTCGCATGGTCTCCAAAGCTGGGGCGGTTCGCCGCAGTGTCGTCGGACGGCACCAACCAGGTCATGACATCCGACGACGGAATAACATGGACGGCGCGCACGCCCCCCGAGGCTAACAGTTGGCGCGCTGTTACGTGGTCGCCCGAACTAGGACTATTCGTTGCGGTGTCCAACACGGGCACCAACCGCGTCATGACATCCGACGACGGAATAACATGGACGGCGCGGGCGGCCGCCGAGGCCAACCAGTGGCAGCGGGTCGCATGGTCTCCAAAGCTGGGGCGGTTCGCCGCAGTGTCGTCGGACGGCACCAACCAGGTCATGACATCCGACGACGGAATAACATGGACGGCGCGGGCGGCCGCCGAGGCCAACCAGTGGAAGGGCATCACGTGGGCGCCCGCGCCAGGACTATTCGTTGCGGTGTCCAACACGGGCACCAACCGCGTCATGACATCCGACGACGGAATAACATGGACGGCGCGGGCGGCCGCCGAGGCCAACGGCTGGGAGGCGGTGGCGTGGTCGCCCGAGATAGAATTACTCGTGGCAGTGTCCAGCGGCGGCACCAACCAGGTCATGACATCCGACGACGGAATAACATGGACGGCACGCACTGCCGGCGGCGTGGGCGCCTGGGAGGCGGTAGCGTGGGCGCCCGAACTTGGCATGTTTTGCGCGGTGGCTGCGTCGGGCACCAGCCGCGTTATGGTATCCGCCAACGGTATCGACTGGGGCGCGCGCGCGCCGGCGGAGGCCAACAACTGGCGCGCGGTAACGTGGGCGCCCGAACTTGGCGTGTTCTGCGCTGTGGCGCAGGACGGCACTAACCGCGTGATGCGCACTCTCTGATGGCCGAGATATCTGCCGACATACACGGCCTGTCGCACCACGCTGGCGGCGGCCAAGAGTACCGGCAGGACAACCCCGGCGCGGGGCTGCGCTACGAACGGATGAAAGACGGGCGGCTGTTGTCCGCCCTTGTCGGCGCGTACCGGAACAGCTACGATCGGCGCAGCGTTTACGCGTTGGCCGGGCTGGGCTGGCAGCTGTCCGACGATTTCAGCGCGGGCGTGATGGCCGGTGCGGTGTCGGGATATGTGGGCGATCCAACCCCCGCCGTCCTTTCCTATCTGCGCGCGGGTGTGCTAACCTTTAGCGTAGCGCCACCCCACGGAGACGGCCCTGCAACCGTGGCCGTTAGCCTAACTCTCAAACTAGGAGACGTACCCGATGTGTTTTAAATTAAGCAGTCGATCCAAAGAGCGCCGCGAGGGCATCAACCCCGCACTAATCGCGATTAGTGATCTAGCCATACAGATATCCCTTGTCGACTTCGGGCACGGCCCACACTCTGGGCTACGCGACGCGGACGAGCAGCGCGAGCTATTCGACTCGGGCCGCAGTCGTGCGGACGGGTACGGGGACAAGAGCGACCACCAAAGCGGCAACGCGTTGGACTTTTTCGCATTCGTGGACGGGCGCGCTTCATGGGAGCCCGAGCACCTCGCCATGGTCGCGTGCGCATTCTTGCAGGCAGCTAGCCTACTAGGCCACCGCGTGGAGTGGGGCGGCCTGTGGCGTGGCGAGCGCGGGGGGCTTTACGGCTGGGATATGCCGCACATCCGGTACCTAGGCCCAGGGGAGTAAGCGAGGAGTGTCTAACGCGATGCAAAACGTAGCAAACACAGCCACCGGCTTGACGGCGGCGGGGGGTGCGGGGTCGGCTACGTATGCGTACCTCACGAGCCACGCACCTGTTATAGCGCTCTCACTAACCGCGCTCTCGCTAATAATAGCTCTAACATTTTACATACTAAACTACCGGCTTAACTGCAAGCGGTTGGTGCTGGCGATGCGGGACGGCGGGGCGGGTATGCGGGACTTGTCCGATGAGGACGTAAAAGAGGTGCGCCGACTACTAAACCGGCGGCGCACCGATTGCGCTACGTGCGTAGCGAAGGGGCCGACGCCCCCGGCGCGCTAGGAAGGCGCTGGTGCTGGCTGCCGCCGACGCTGGTACTCGCGGCAGGTATGTACCGCCGACGCTGGTACTCGTGGTAGATATGTCTCGCGCAGACCACACAAACGGGGGCAGTGGCGGGAGCAGGCGCGGCGTCCTTCTCAACGACCTGCGTGGACATGCTCACCCACAGATCGGGCGCGACACGGGGCTCCCCGTCCTGGTACCTCTGCTCAGTTCCACACAGATCACACGTAAAAATAGTTTCAGTCTTTTTCATCGCTGGTTTACCCCTTCAGTTATTTGGTCCCACTCTTCGCCGCCCGGTAGTGCGAAACACTGTCCCGTGGCCTCGTACGTTAGGACGTCGAACGTCTCCTTCTTGGTCATTAGGCGGAAGCCCGCAAGCGCGCCGGTTAGCTCCTCCGTTTCGAACTTTGTGATGCGTGCCGCGATGTCCGCAGGGGTCGGGTACTCGCAGTGGCCGAGGCTTATAGTAACTTTACCTGACTGCTCGGTCGCGTCGTTTGTTACGTGCACCTGCATGCGGAAAGACGCGGGGCCGTTGAAAATTTGTTTGCCGCTCATAACTGTTTTACCCTCTTCGTTTGTAATATTTGCGCCGTCTGCTGTTCCGGGTGCAGCGCGGCGCGGCGTCGGAAGGGAGCAGCCAAACCAGCACCCCCACCCCTAGTATTAAGATAGAAAAATAGCAGGCGATCATATCCCCGTGTTGTGCGATCATTCGATTACGTCCCCCGCCTTGTTCAGCCACACGGCTGTCGGCAACTCTAACGCGCATAGTTGCTTAATATGCGCCACGCCTTTTTCGGTAGGCAAGAACATACTGGGCTCGTTGTCGGGGACCAAGAGACCTGCGGCCAATAGTTGTCCCATCGCTTTCGCGTGGCCCGGCGGCGCGTCGCGTCCGGAACGCGGGTCCATAGCGAGATGGTGGTATAAAAGCGCTTCTAGCATTTCGGCTGTCATTCGATTAACTCCTCATTTCGTTGATGTTGCGAGCGCACTAGTCCGCTAGCTTTGCTTCTTGGTAGTGCGGCGCCAACGCATCTTCGATGCCTGCATGGTCGTTACGCGGCTCGATTGGGTGGCCATCGCTATCAAGCAAACTAAGCTCCCCGGCGCAATCAGAAATGCAGTAGTTAACGCCGTCCACATCGAACCAGTAGCGCGTAGTCTCGTCGGTCCAAATTTGCTCAACTTCTTTTAATTCGATATCCATTGTCTTAGTCTCTCGTTACGTTGATGTTGTAGCTATTATAAACTAACTATCGCGTGCGTCAACTATTATTTTACCCACCGCCGAAAGCCCGCTCCGCATCGGACGGCCCGGCGGTGCGATTCTGCGCCTCGACGTACGCGGCGGCGACGGCGGCGGGCGCGGTTAGATTCAGAGCTATGTGGCCCTCCCGCACGTATAGACGGGGCTTGCCGTCGTCTATCGTCAGCCTGTTGTTCACGCGCCCGTTAGTGAGTGCGGGGTGCCAGTCGTACCCTAGCGCCTGCATCATGTCGCGGCGCTTGTTGGGCGGCACAGCGCCCGTTTTGCGCAAATCAGCGAGTAGCTTATCCAGCGCGATGGACGAGACCCACCCGCCCGCGAAGCCCTTACGCCCCTCGTCGATGGCCTCTTCTATCTCTTGTTCAACTGTGCTGAGCCCGCACTTGATAGCTGCGGCGGTTGATGTGGTCATCGGTGCTTCTTGCAGCATAGTTGCCGGGTTGAGCGCGTCGGGTATCTCGTACTCGGCGAGGTACCCGGCCACGATGGCGTACCCGTCCTCGTTTTTGAGCCATCTATACAGCCGGGGGAAATAGTCGCCATCCATCCCGTCCCGTGCCTTGTCGCTCTTCTTTTGCTGGGGGCAGTAAAACACCGCTAGCCGTCTATCGTTGGGCGTTTTGCGCAGTCCGTCCAGGTGGTTGCTGTTGAGCATAAAATTAGCGCACACGTGGCCGTTGAACTGGTCGATGCCCTTGGGTTGTATGGGCTGCATCTCGTTAGTGATCATCGGTTTTAGCGTCTCCATCACGTGGTTTTTGTGGTCTGAGGTAAATACGTCCTCAATGCCCACAAATAGTCGTTGGTACATCCACGCGTTGAACTGACTATCTATGTCCTTGACGCTTGGGAAATGGCTGTAGCGTAGTCCTACGGCCCGGGCAACGCACCTGCTGAGCAGCGTTTTGCCGTTGCCCTCCACACCCTGTATCAACGGGCACCACTGGAATTTCTCACCGATGTGTTGCACGCAGGCCGCCATATACGCTAGCACTATGGCGCGGTCGCTCTCGTCGGGCAGTATCTTGCCCAAGTGCACTAGAAACGGCGTGGCGTCCCCCGCCACGCGGCGCACGTTGGCCGGGCTATACGTGTTGGCGAACGTACAACCCTCCTCGCTGTGTATCGCGCCTGCGGGCAGGTCGGGCCGGAACGTCATCTTGTCCGCCATCGGGTAGCGTACCGCCTGCGACTCCGTGAACGCCTCCCACGCGCTTTTTGTGGTCTTGTCGTTGCTTGAGTCAAGGGCGAATACGTAGCCCCCGTACACCGCGCGGAACTGGTCGGACTTGAGCAGGGCGCCGTTAGGCGCGAGCACCCGGTGCGCATCTACTATGTACACGCACCCCTCAAAATGCGCGACCTGCTGGGTTGGGGTTAGTAGCTGAAACCCCGCCCTCATCTCGACCGCGTCGAGTAATTCGGGGCGTGCGGCCGGTGCGGGGTCGGCGGCCGGCTGTATCTGGTCAACGCGCTGCTCCACTCGCATGGCGCCTTGCGCGTACACACTATCACACAACCCCACCGCGCCTAGTATAGTACGCTGTACGTAGTCGGGGTGCGTGTCCCACTTGTCCCTCATGAGCGCCGAGCCCCGCATGAGCGATTCGATGCGGTCGCAGTCGCACCCCGTCCAAAATGCTAGCCGGGCAGCAAGCGCGGCATCGGCGCTACTCTCGTCGTACATCCGGTCGCCGTAGTTGTCCGGGTACGACTGGTGCAGCGCGTCCGCGTTAGCGGCCCAGAGGTCGGCAAATGTCGCTTTGCCTCCGAACGCCTGCTCAGCGGTCAAGCGCGTGTTGCACGCCAGGTGGATTAGTTCGGCGTCGTCAAGAGGGCCTGACCACTCGTCCGCGGGGCCGCTCGTCCACTCCGGCGCGGACGCTTTCGGACCGGACACTTTTGGCGGAAAATACGCACGTATCACGTTACTAAGACCTTCGGTGGTGTCCCGTCCCGCATCGCCCGTCGCGCCGGTACCCGTTAGCGCCGCAAAGCGCCCTTCGTGGTACAGCTCTAATCCCAGCGCGGCGTTCTTACACCCGTGGGGCGGGACGCCCGATGACCGGCCGATGATGTGCAAACCCTTGCCCGATTGCGAGACCTCGACGGCCGCGCCCGCTAGCGCCTGCACCAGCTGCACGGAGCCTGGAGACCACTGGCCCTCGGCTAGGCAGTCGTCTATGTCCACAAAATAAAACGGGTCGGTGGGCGTAAAAAGAAACCCGACGCCGTGGCCCGCACCCAGCCTCGCCGCAACCTTCGCCGCTCCGGCGTGCGTGGTCCACGCGTTCGGGTCGCCCTGCCATCCTGCCCCTTTATCGAACGCGCACGCGGTGCGGTGGTCCAAGGGTATTTTATCCGACTTGCCGGGGCGGTCCGGTTTAGGGACGATTTTGTATGGTATGAACTGCGGCCATTCAGCCAGTGCAGCGAACGCGGGGGGCAGCTCTAGCACGGTTTACTCCTCGCGAGTGATGTGTTCGAGTGCCTGCCTGCGCAGCTCCGCGGGCGCCGCGAGGGCCGCCGGATCCCGTGCGGCTAACCCGGACGCGATTATATCGAGGTCCCCTCTTTCTATCGCGGTACGCATGATCAATCGGCGTACCGCGGCCATGTTACCGAAGTAAATACTTACGGTGCCTGTTGATACCTTCGCGATACGCGCGATACGCTCGCGCTGTACGTTGGGGCACCCCACCCGGCGCGCCTCTTGCATCGCGGCGTCCAGTACGTTCGCGCGCTTGCGCTCGCGTTCAGCGGCGGGTAGGTACCGCCTATCGATTCGGTCTAGCTCTGTCATGCCTTAAACTCCCATTGTGTGACGTGTAGGATATCCGTTATTATTGCGGTGGTCAACTAATTAACGACCGGATGAATTCCGTCGCCGCCTCAGCGTTAATTGCATTGCCGTAACCGCGCAATCGTCCCACTCGGGCGGGAGCGCCATCAACCAGCGGGCATGTGCCGGGTTCAACTGCCCGCCATTTATTATCCCTGCATCCAAGCCAGTCAGCTTCTCGCCAGTGGCCGTTAGTCGGGCCGGGGCCGTGAGTTCCAGCGTTGCCACCCGTTGCCCCAGTGGCACGCCCGTGTCCTGCGGTCGTGGGGGCTTCACTCCCCTGCTCGAGTCCTGTGCGGTCGGGGTGGGCCACGCGGCGAGCAGTACCGCCGATTTTAGGGCCATCCCGCCCTGTCTGCCCTCCGGGATCTGCGGCCCGCCTACTCCCTCGTTCGCTCGGGGTGTCGGCCACGTAGTTAGCTGAGCCGCGTTCGGCAGCGTGTCCGGGGGGGTGCCCCTTCCGCTCTTGCCGTCCCGCCCCGCTCTTGCCCTTGTGGTCCCGCGTCGTCGGTGTGGGCCACGAACCAAAGTCGTTGGCGGATGTGCGGAGCACCGACGCCCGCAGCGCATAGATCGACCGCCCCGCTGGCGTAACCCGATCCCGCCAAGTCAGTTTGTACAAGGTCGAGCCAAGCAAGTCCGTCCTTGCTCGCAACCTGCTCACCCAACACGGCTTCCGGTCGGCACGCGTTGATGAGGTGGTGCCATGCGGGCCACAAATGCCGCTCATCAATAAACCCATCGCCTTTGCCCGCCGCGCTGAAAGGTTGGCAAGGGCAAGAACCTGTCCAAATTGGAGTATCGTCTGCCCACCCAGCGCGTCGAAGCGCGTAGCTCCAGACACCAATTCCCGCGAAAAAGTGGCACTGTGTAAACTCTCGCAAGTCTTCCGGCTCAACATCTTCTATGCTCCTCTCGTCAACTTCGCCGGGTGCGATATGCCCCGCCGCTATTAGTTCTCTCAACCACTGCGCGGCGAACGGGTCAATTTCGTTATAGTAAGCGCCGCTCATCCGACGTCGTGCCCCACCGTTGAGAATTTAGCGTCGCCGCCCAAGGCCGACACAAGTGAAATGAACGCCAGCTGTGCGCGCTCGCGGTCAGTGTCGCCGTACGCCCAGCCGGTCGGCTTAACCTCACGCGCGACGAATTGGCCAATTGAGGTGCCGACCATATCCGCGCGGATGATAACGGGCTTGATGCCGATTAAGTCAGACGATTTAAAGCGCTCGTTCATTTTCTGCGAGTCGTTAGCTAGGCCCCAGCGGACGAACGACCTATCGTCTAAGTACCCCGCGCCGTTATTATTGCGCCACAAGTGGCCGCCCGCCTTAGACATCGTGAGCCTTAACTGCGCCTGCACGGCGGCCTCGCTCGTGCCGGCATCCGGCGCGGCGGGCGGGTGGCTTAACGTGCCTAGTTGCTGTTGCAAATCTTGTAACGCCGCAAGCGACACGCCCCACTTTAACGCCCATTGTTGTATCGATTGGTTCATTCGCTCTCACCCACGACCGCCGTTAAGCCCTTAACCAATATCGGCATGGCGTAGCCCTCCGCCTCGACGATATCGCGCGCCTCCGCCCACTGGTGGATCATGGACGCGCCCCCGCCCATCCCGATAAACATCGCCTCAGATCGGCCACACTGAGCCACCGCCGCGCGCCAATCCCTACGCAGCTCCAAGAAGAGCCCGTTTAGTTCGTCTTGCTCGCTGCTAATGGACGCGATACCGTTACCGCATTTGTCGCAGCAATGTGTATATCCGCACAGCTCATCGGGCCATAGTAGCGAACCTGGCGGACTGGCCTTCACGAGCCGGGGGGCGGGCCGCGGAAGAAGTGGCGCGCCGTCCGCGTCCACGCAGTGTTTACAGTTAAAACCGTTCATCGTTTTTGTTCTCCAGTGCGGCGCGGTGGCCGTCGTCAACTATTATTTACGGTATCGATCCGCTGAGAAGCCAGCCGCCGAGAGTGGCAGCCCGCCTGCCCATGCGGGTCGGATGGATAGCAGCCGGCTCAGGTCGTCCGCGTTGTGTGCGGGGCCTGCCGGCGCTTGCGTTACGGCTTCGTCGTGCACCGTTAAAACTATCTCGTAACCGGCTTGCTCGATGCCGGGCAGCGTGGCCTTGAGTATGTCGCCCGCGATGGCTTGGCACGCGTTCTCCACGAACTTACCGCCGTAAGTGTACTGCGTGCCCCATACGCGCGTTGTGCTGTCTGTCTGTCCGTACCCCTGGTAGGCGATCCCGCCCCCGCCGGAAAGTTGCGGGTCGTAATACGTGAGGTACTTACCCGACGGCAGCCGGCACAGTAGCCAATTGCCCGACGGCATCGTGCGCACTTCGAACGAGAGCAGCGGACCGGCGCGGAATACTTCGCCGGGGTTACGTATCGCATCGGTGGCGGCGTCTTTGCATGCTCTCCAAAGTTGTTGGGTGGCGGGGTGTCGGTCGCGCCAAGCAAGTTTTACCGCCTCGCTGGCCAGCCACTCCGTCTCGTCTATCTCCGCGCTACGCAGCACCTCACTTACTGCCCACGTTATCTGCGGCTCGGGCCATTGGTGCCCGCGCTCCACGCCCGGGTAAGCGTCGCGCAGTAGCCGCACGCCCGCAAAGCGTAGGTTGCCGTGTGCGCGGTCGACTAGCTCGGCGCTTACGTTCTGCTGTATCGTGGCCCAGTGGTCCGCCATCTTGATCCCGTACGCCGCCGCGAAGGTTTGCAACGCCGCCACGCCGCCCTCGAATCCTAACGCTAGGTCGGGCACCTTACCGAATGCGTTGCGGTTCGCCTTGCTGACTTCGTACGGATCGCCGCCGAGTATGCCCGTCGCGGTTATGTTGTACAGGTCTGGCCCGCGCCCTTCGTCGTACTCCACGAACGCGTCGAGCTTCCATTGCTCGCCCGCTATCCAAGCTAAGATGCGGCCCTCAATATTGGATAGATCAGCAATGTGTAACGTCTTGCCCCCGCCCGCTATTACCAGCCCGCGCAGGGCGGCCGCGCCGTACAGCATCAAGTCCTTAAACATGGCCACGTGACAGCCTGCTTTAAGCGCCTCGATGTACGCGTCTATTAACGCCTCTTCAGGCAGCCCGCGTGAGGGTAGGTTTTGTGGCTGGAATATCCTACCCGCCCACCTGCGCGTGCGCATCGCGCCGGAAAACTGTAGCCCGCCCCGGAACCAACCATCGGCGCACGCGGCGTAGAGTATCTTTCCATATTTGGAAGTGCTGGTTTTATTGGCCGCCAACATTAGGCCGACCAATTCGCGCAGCTCGACCGGCTGGCTGGCGTCCCCGAGCAGGGGGTGTATCACGTCCTTAGCGGTGCTAGTGAGGGACAACCCCCACCGCGCGTTTATGTACGCTTGCACCTTGGCGCGCTGTGTGGGGACGGGCCCGCCGGTAATCTCGCTAAACCGTTTCGCGATGGCCTGTTTCTCGATGGCGGCGGCGTGCATACCCGCCTCGGCCAGCCCCATGTCGACTCGAAACCCGCGGTCGTTTATCCGCTGGTCTAGGTGCCAGTCGGCCACGTCGTCCGGTTGCCAATTCACCGTCGGTAGTAATTTATGTACCGCGCGTAACGCTTCGATGTCCTGTGCCGCGTACGCGCGGAACGCCGCCCACTCTTCCGGGTGCGTGGCGGCGTCGTAACGCACCCGTTCTGTCACCATTTCGTCGGGGTGCGTAGCGCGTGCGGCGTCGACCAGGTCGGCCCGGCGTGCGTACTTAACGCGCTTCCCGCGCACGGAATACGGTAGAGCTAGCGAGCCGTCTAGGCCATCCAACGTCCCGCGGTTCCCCCCGCCTACCTTGCGCACGTTCGCGCCGACATAAACGTGCGCGCCGATATCGGCCGCCGTGGCCAGCGGTACTGCTTTCAGCGCCTCGAGCAACGGATTGTAGCGGCGCGTGCTGCGCATACAGAACCTTTTTATTAGCGCATTGCCGGCCTTGTCTTTGGCCGTGTCGGATGCTAAGCCGAGCAGCTTGCCTAACGGGCTAAGTCCGGCGGGCAACGCGTGTTGCATCGCCTGTACGGCGGTACACTGCCAGCGCTCGATAGGTATGTTTAGTTTCAGATTGCCCCGCTTCAGCACGTTACGGTCGAACATAGCATTGTGCGCCACCACGACCACATCGGGGTTAGACGCGACGTACTCGGCGAGCGCGGGCGGGGGCGTGCCGTCGTTGTGGTCCCATAGCTGCACGGGGCCATCGTCAAACGCCCACGTCATTAACATAACCTCGGCGTTTTCGGCGTAGCGGTAGGTTCCGCACTCCGTTAAATCAATCTCGCTAAACGTCTCGGTGTCTAGGTACAGGTAGCGGGGGTTCATGGGCTAGTCGCCTTGGCCGAGCAGGTACGCTTGGTGCATCGCTTCTACCTCTACAACGATGTACCCGCTACCCGCCTCACGCCGGAACAGGTCGCGCGCTTCGTGCTCGGCGCAGCGACTACCCACCCACTTCTCAAACGCGGCACGGTCGGGCGTGCGTTGCGGTTGTATCGCGTGGCCCGCTTGGAATGCTTGCCAGTGCGATTCCATCACTGGCAAGGCGCAACACTCGTACGTGTCGAGCGCGTATAGGGTCTCTGTTGGCTCGTCCTCTAGCACCCCGGCGGCCCACTCTTCGAACGCGTCGCGCAACTCTTTCTTTTTATCTTCTGGCATATTCGTACCCTCGGTTAGCCGCGCACCGAAACAGTGCGCGGCGGTTAGATTAATTTAAAACGGTTAGGTGACCTCTAAAACGGGATGTCGTCATCGAAATCGTTGAAGCCGGGGTTTGGTGCCGCTGACGACATCATGCCCGCCGCGACTAGCGCCGCGTCTGTCCACCCACTCCCGATGCACTGCTCGTACGTCCATCCATTCGCGGCGGGCAACATTACACGTGCGGATGGTGCCCGGGGCGGTTGCTGCTGGCCCGCGCCGGTTACGAAATCCGTGTGCGGCTGCATTGGCGGTTGCTGCATCGGCGGTTGCTGCTGGCCCGCGCCGGTTACGAAATCCGTGTGCGGCTGCATCGGCGGTTGCTGCATCGGCGGTTGCTGCATCGGCGGTTGCTGCATCGGCGGTTGCTGCATCGGCGGTTGCTGCATCGGCGGTTGCTGCATCGGCGGTTGCTGCCTCGGCGGTTGCTGCAGC